CGAGATCGCGGGCGACACCATGTTCGTCTACATGCCGGATTTCGAATACACGGATCACACCGGGCCGGTTCCGGTCCGCCTCTACGAGGATGTGAAGGGGGTGCGGACGGCGGTGTACAAGCTGAAGAAGCGCCTCATCGAGGCGCAGTACGGCATCACCATCGTGGAGATCCCAGTCTAATGGCCAATCCCGTCATCATCGAGCGTGCGCTCACCACCACCGGCCTGTTCGGCCTGTTGCTGACGGACGGCACCCTGGTGGGCATCAGTCACATCGACGCCACCAACAATTACGGCGGCAGCCTGTGGCTGGACGTGGAACTGCTGTCGGCCACCTCGCCCGAGATGGAGTTGCTCAAGGCCAACGGCTATGTGGTGCAGGGAGCGGCCTCACCGCAGCTCAAGGCGTCGATCAACATTCTCGGCGTGGCCGGCGTGTTCCAGTTTCAACCGACGTAATGAGGGTGTTCACACATGAGCGACGAGCACGATGACGAGGACGTGACGGCGGCGTTCGTCAAGGAGATGGGCGAGTTGCTGGAGCAGGTGTCGGACGGGCTCGACGCCGTGGCGATGGCGATCGACAAATTGACGGCGACGGTCGAGGCCCGGCTGAATTCGTTGATAGCGTCGATTGACGCCCACTAACGGCAGGAAAGGACGAAATCACATGATTAGTACCGAGACGGTGGAGCGGTTCGAGGTGTCGTTCCGGCACTTCATGGAGAAGGTGCCCGACGTATTGGCCGACATGCGGGCCACCGCCGAGGCCAAGGAGGCATTGGACCGGGAATGCGATGACCTGCGCCGCACCTTGGACTCACTGAACATCGCCTTGCAGGACTTGCGCAACGACAAGAAGGTGCTGGGCGAACGGATTGGGCAGTTGCTGCGGGAGAACGCCCGGTTGGAGCAACTGCTCTCCCACATCGGGCAGTCGATCAAGGAGGCGCGTCCGGTGCAGGACGGCATCGCCGCCCTGCAGGGTCCCCACCCCCACCCCCACGCCAGAGAAGGGGGCAGAGAAGGGGACGGCATGAAGCGCCTGCAGGCCGGCCGCGAAGGCGGCGACCGGTACGAGGATATCTGAGGCACCCGTCCTTTCCGCGGGTGGCCGGCGGCTCGTCTGGATAAGCAAGGCCGCCTCGGTGGGTGCCGCCCCAGGGGCCTGTCCCAGGGGGTAGATAGAGCCGACAAGGCGGCCAGCGCCGGCATACTTGGTACACAAAAGACAACGGCTACCGTTGTTGGGCTACCGTTGTTGGAGATGTGTGAGATGACCACCGCGATCGAAATCCGCAGCAATCCCGATGAGTCGATCGATGAGATTATCGCGCACGGCTGCACGCTGCACATCGAGCGAATGTCCGACAGCGAGTGGTGGATGGAAATCGGCGCGGCGGATGGAAGTTACAGGCATTTTTGGATTGGAGCGAAGAACGGTCGCTCATACGTCGATTTGCGCCTCACTGAAACGATAGCGGCTCCGACCCTGGAGCAGAAACCCCCATGACCCACATCAGCGGTGCCACCATGACGATCAAGGATTGCCCGAAATGCGGCGGCGACCACTGGGGGCAGCACGAATGCCCGTTTATTCTCACCCCATGCGTGGTATGTGGCGACCAGACTATTTTTGCCTGTTCGGATTGTGCGATCGAGGCCGGCGGCGCAGCAAGCGTGCATGTATGCAAGAAAATGGAATGCCGCGATATTCATGAAGTCGAGAGGCACACACTCGATGGCGCAGACAGCAGGTGACCGCACCGTTCATGGAGATGAATAGATGACGATGAATAATGATGAACTGGCGAGGTTCTTGGGAATTAAGGATGAGCCAAAGTGCACCGCCGTTATTGCTGCTCTGTCGCCCGAAAAGCGCGCCCTGTTCAACCGAATGGCAGAGATCGAAATCGCGGCGGCATTATGGATGGAAGGGCTCGGCCCAAAGCCCTCCGGAGTTCTGATTGACACCGTGCGAGATACATCGCGCCGCCGTTCTTGGCGCTGACCCGCTCACGGGAATAGTGGGAACCAGAATGAGGGCTCAATTGGTCAAAGGTGATTGTCGGTGCGTGATGATGGGCCGCCCCTACGATCTGATCATTGCCGACCCTCCCTATGCCGTCACGTCCCTCGGATGGGATCGGGCGGTAGATGGGTGGCTGCCTATTGCCGCCTCCTGCCTCAAGAAGTCGGGGTCGCTTTGGCTATTCGGCTCCATGCGCTCGTTGATGGCGTGCGGCCCGGAGATCGAGGCCGCCGGCCTTCGCTATGCCCAAGATTTGGTTTGGGAGAAGCATAACGGGAGCGCCTTTCACGCGGACAGGTTCAAGCGCGTCCATGAACATGCGGTTCAATTCTATCGGGCGGACGCTGAGTGGTCACAGGTCTACAACGATGTTCCGACCACTCCAGACGCCACGGCGCGCACCGTGCGGCGCAAGAAACGGCCGCCCCACACCGGGCACGTCGAGGCCAGCTCGTACACGTCTGAGGACGGCGGCCCGCGCCTGATGCGCTCTGTGATCTACATGCGGTCGTGCCACGGCGAGGCTATCCACCCCACGGAAAAGCCGGTCGGGCTGCTCGAGATCATCATTCGCGCGTCCTGCCCACCTGGAGGTCTGGTCGGGGATTTCTTTGCTGGCTCGGCTGCGGTTGCGGAAGCGTGCAGCCACGCTGGCCGCGACTACTTTGGGTCTGAGATCAATGAGGCGTACCACGCCGCTGCCACGAACCGTCTCAAAGAATCATTATTCGCGGCGTAGTGCGCAGACGAGAGTAGTGGGCACCATAGGGGATGAAGATGGACGACCAGGTGAAAGATAGGGCCGCTACTGAGGCGAATGAAATACTCGATCAGTTCGAGCGATTGGACTCGTTGGGAAAGTTCGTCGGCCAGGAAGTGAGGGAGCAGAAGGCCGTGTTTCTCATCATGTGCCTAGTCAATTTCGCGCGGCGGGAACACCTGCGGTTTGCAGATACGGAAAGTGCGAACCAGAAATGAAGCCGCTGGCGATCGACTTGTTTTGCCGCTTGGGCGGCTGGACCGAGGCCCTACTTGCGGAAGGCTATGACGTGATTGGCTTCGACATCGAGCGGCACGAATATGGCGAGCATCGCTATCCGGGGATGCTTGTCGTCCAGGACGTGCTGACGCTGCACGGCAGCCAGTTTCGGGACGCCGCGCTCATCATCGCCAGTCCCCCCTGCCAGGCCTACAGCTACCGGGCGATGCCGTGGAAGCGCGCCAAGGCGCTGCCGCCGCCTGACAACACGCTGTTCGAGGCGTGCTTTCGCATCCAGCGCGAGGCCTCGGAGGCGGCCGGCCACAAGGTGCCGCTGATCGTTGAGAACGTGCGCGGGGCGCAGAAAAGGGTCGGGCGGGCGCGCTGGAACTTCGGATCGTTCTACCTGTGTGGTGACGTGCCCGCGCTGATGCCGACGCTACGGACGCTACGTTCAAAGCGCGGCCCACATGACAGAAGTGCGAACCAGAAATGAGCGTTCTGAGGAGGCGACGGCACGTCCTAATGCTGCCGACGACGAGTCATTAGGGGCAACAAACGAACCAACAAAGGATGTTCTCATGAAGCGACTTCTCGCAACGACCGCCCTGCTGGCGATCTGCACACTGCCGGCTTCGGCCGCCATCCTGGACTGGGACTTCCAGGACCATCTCGGCGTGCTGGGCAACACCCAGACCTTCACGGCCGGCGGCCACGGCCTCACCGCGCGTGGCTTCACGGCCAGTGACGCCGGCACCGCCTTGTTCGGCAAGAACGGCGGCGGCGACGAGAACGGCCTCGGCCTCAACAACGATGCGTCCGGCGATCACGAGATCACCGGGGGCAACTTCGTCCAACTGAACCTGGATGGGTTGCTGGGCCTGCTGGATATCAATGGGTTCACGTTCCAGATGGGATCGACCACCCAGAACGAAGGTTGGAAGGTGTTCGGCTCGAACGATGACCATCCGTTCCAGTTCACCCTGCTGGCAAGCTCGACTGATCCCGGTGGGCAGGAAGGCTTCCACACTCTCGCCGGCGGCTGGGACAACTACAACTTCTTCTACTTCGGTAATGGCGTCAATCAGTGTGGCTCTGGCTGCAACGCCAACGTACTGCTGAGAAACTTCGACGCCACCTTGGCGGCGACCCCGCTGCCGGCATCACTGCCGTTCTTCGGCGCCGGTCTGGTGGGCCTCATGGCGCTGGTGCGCAAGCGCAAGTCCAACAGGCTCGCGTAACATAAGTAGGCTGGCGTAGCTCCCGCTCCGTCAGCTCACAAGGCCCGCCGGGGCCCATCCATCACATGCACCCCGGCGGGTCACTGTCAGCAGGCCACTAGGGTAGGAGTGGTATCCATGAACACTCACGGACGCCGACAAGGCCGGCAAATTCCGCGTAGTTGCCCAATAGTGACGGGTGTGCCGGTTCGATCCCGTCACGCGCCTGCTGACTGTTTGCCTGACGGTGAGGTCAGCGGTACCCCAACAGGTTCGCTCACGGGAATAGTGGAAACCAGATTTCAAACAGGATGGAACGATGGACACGAAGACCTTGGACCTGATCCGTGCCCTGCTTACCAACAGCAAGGAATTTGGCTCATTTTGGGCGCGCTACCGTCAAAAGACCTCAGACCCGAAGTGCGACAAGCATGACGCGAGCTTCAATATCGACAGTCGCTTCTCATCATTCGCGGTCCAGCTGTCGTTCGACAGCTACCTTGGTTATTACGGCAGCTCTAGTTGCTCGACCTTCATGAGTTGCAACGCCGATCTTGCCAAAAAGTACCTCGTCCGGGCTATCAATTTTCATAACGAGGCGATTTTCAAGAGCATGGCGGAAATGATGCGCGCCGATGCCGATGGACTAACGGTCAAGGCCCGCGAGGAAATCGCCGCCATGCAGCATATGGTTGACAGCTTGAGCGAGAAACCAGAGGCAGCGGTCAACGCCGCCTAAAGCGCGCCGCAGACGATGAGTCTGCGCACCAGAGATGAAGGAATGACAATACCTTTCACACAGTACATGCGCCCCAATGGGCGGCAACGGGATGAGGAAATTGATCGCCCGTCTGACATCGAGGCCTTGGCGCGTCAATTCATCGAAAGCGGCGGCCGTTATAAATGCGAGCACCTAACTACCGGGGAGGCGAGCCTGACGGCGGTCAAAGAGATCGATGGCGAGGAGCAAGATATAGCCATTGAGATTGTTCCAAACGGCCCGGAAGTTCCGGCCGCTGTTGACCGCTTGGTGCGGGCATCCGTCGCGCGGTTTGCAGACACGGAAAGTGCGAACCAGAAATGATCTGCAAATTTGCGGCCGGCGATGTTCGATCACCATTATCTTGTGGATGTCCTAAATGTTGCCCGGAATTGACAAAGGCGGAACAAATACGCGGCTTGCCGCCAATGTGCGAGGAGTGCGGCAAGAATCGATCTGATCCGCCCTCTCGCTTATGCCCCGGATGCCAAGCCTATCGAGAGCACCAGCGCACTGGACGCCGGCGCGCCTCGCGCCCTATGTATAATGAGTTGACCGGGGGAGGACAGGAATGCGGCTGGAGCGCCCCGCCATCGTTGCCGGAGCCATTTTCATCGCCATTGTGGTGGCGCTGTTATTGATTTACTTTGAAGTTCCGCTGCCTCCCGCGCCGGAGTAGCAATCCTGTCCTGAAAGGACGGCGCCGCCATGATCGGCACCCTCGTCGGCCTCATCTTTCTGTGCATCATCATCGGCTTCGTCTGGTGGGCCGTGGTCGGCAAGCTGTTCCCGCTGATCTCCCCCTACATCGGCCAGCCGTTTATGACCTTCATCCAGATCATCCTGGCGTTCATCATCCTGGTGGTGGTGCTGTACGTCATCGCCACCATGCTCGGCTTTGCCGGCATCCATGTCGGCGGCCCGTTCGGCGGGAACTTGCGATGACCTCCTTCTCCGGCAAGATGTCCACCTTCGGCGGCCCCCACGACACCGGCGTCTCCCCGTCCGAGGGCCTCGCGCTGTGCGAGCCGTCCGAAATCAACAAGTTCGCCGGCTACTTCCTGCCCAAGCAGCCCGCCGGCACCACCGGATTGGCGCGGCGCCTCGATCCCACCTCGCACTACATCGCCATGCGCTGGAACTATTCCGTCACCCCGCGCGGCTATTTGCAGAACATCAAGGTGCAGGTTTCGGCCAACAACAAGATGCTGGCCGCCCGCCCGGTTGACTGGGGACCCAATTCCGACACTGGCCGCATCTGCGACCTCTCGCCGGGGCTGGCCAAGGCTTTGGGCCTTGAGACCGATGATCATTGCACCATCGATGTGCCGCTGTTGAAGGGAACCAGCCAGGGAGGCGGCAGTGGCGCGTAAGGGCAACATCAAGGTCGCGCTGGGGCCGGAGGCCGAGGTGGCGGTTGCCCTCGCGGATGCGGGGGTCGAGGTTGTGGCGATGCCCGACAAGGCCATCCTGGACGCTGGGGTGGCCAAGTTCCGCGAATACGCCTGCCTGCACTGGCCCACCGGCAAGCCCGGCCTGGACGAGAAGTTCAAGCTGGCGTCGTTCGACTGGCGCAACGATTACCACCTACGGGTGACCATCGGAATGGTGTATATGGCGATGTCACGGGCCGCCGACGCGGCCGAGGACACCGCCGATGAACCCGAGATGGAGAACCCTGAAGTTTGACGTGATGGCCGCCGTCGCGTTCGTCATCGCCGTGTTCATCCTCATCCTCGTCCTGTTCGGGCCGCACCGATGAACCGCGAGGAAGATGCTTGGTTTGCGACCGCCGCCATGGTGTCGGGCATGGTAGCGCTCGCCGTCGTCATCATCGCCATCCACTTTGTCATGAAGTTCTGGTGACGCACATGAGCCGCGACAGCCTGGAAGCCGTCGCCGCCACCTTCATGGGGATGGTCATCTGCATCCTGCTTGCCATATTGTTCTACTTCTTCTACGAATACATGAGCCGCTGATGGCCGCCCCCTTGCCGAAACTGGGCGTAGCGCCGTTCCCGCGAGCGCGGTTCGAGGCGTTCTGCTCCAAGCTGATGATCCAAACCAAGGACTTCGGCCGCATTCCCATGCAGTTGCTGGGAACCCAGAAATACATACTGGACGAACTCTGCGCCGGCCTGGCCGAGGGCGTCACCACCTTCTATATCTTGAAAGCCCGGCAACTCGGCTCCACCAGCTTCTTCATTGCGCTGGACCTGTTCTGGGCGATGGAGCACGACGGGTTGCTCGGCGCCTTCGTCACCCACACCGACCAGTCCAAGGCGCAGTTCCGCAACACCATCAAGATGTACTTCTCCGGCCTGCCCAAGACCCACAAGCTACGCTGGGACGTGGAAAACCGCGACATGCTGGTGCTTAAGAACGGGTCGGTCCTGCAATATCTAGTCGCTGGCATAAAAGAGAAATCAAAGGGCGGACTTGGACGCTCGTCGGCCAACAACTTCATCCACGGGACTGAAACGGCATTCTGGGGCTCGCCCGACGACTTGAACGAACTCTCCGCCACCATGTCGGCGCACTACCCGTACCGCATGAAGATCGAGGAAACCACCGGCAATGGCTTCAACTTCTGGCAGGAGCGATACGCCGAAGCCAAGAATGATCCGACTATCCGATGTGTATTTGTTGGTTGGTGGCGACATGATCATTATCAGTTCCCTGACGACCACCCGTGGTACAAGATATATATGCCGCAAGGAGCGGACACCCCTCTCCACATCCTCGAACGCAAGCGACGAAGACTGGTCAAGGAACAGTATGGCGTGGAGATCACCCACAACCAGATAGCCTGGTATCGCTGGCACCTGGAGTCGGAAAAGCAGGGCGATCAGGCCAAGATGGACGAGCAGTTCCCCTGGCTGGAGGACGACGCCTTCGTCGCAACGGGTTCCATCTTTTTCACCAACGACAGCCTCACCGCCGGCATGAAGCGGGCGCGCCAGCAGGCCTTCATGCCGTTCAAATACATGATGTCGGAACGCTGGCAGGATACTGTTGTCATCGCAACGAGGGACCGCCGTGCCGAGCTTAAAGTATGGGAGGAGAGCGACCCCGCAGGACACTACGTTATCGGTTGCGATCCGGCATATGGAAGCTCTGATGAAGCTGACCGAGCCGTCATCCATGTTGCACGCTGCTTCTCCGACCGAATTGTCCAGGTTGCTGAATTTGTCTCACCTGTTATCTCGACGTATCAATGCGCTTGGGCGCTCTGCCACCTCGCCGGATACTACCGAAACGTGATGGTGAACCTGGAAATGAACGGCCCCGGCGAGGCCGTGTTCAACGAAATCAACGCGTTGCGCACCCAGACCCACGAAATGATCAACCACAAGCAGGACGGCCGCGAGGCCGATGACCTGCGCTATGTGCTCAACAACATGCGGCACTACCTCTACCGCCGCGCCGACAGCATGGGGGCCGGCCTGGCCTACCAGTGGCGCACCAACGGCACCAACAAGCCGCCGATGATGCATTCGCTCAAGGATGCCTTCGAACTGCACCGCTTCGTCATCAACTCGATGGCGCTGCTGGACGAGATGAAGACCATCGTCATCAAGGACGGCTCGATCCTGGCCGAGGGCAGCAACAAGGACGACCGGGTGATTGCGGCGGCGCTCGCCCACGAGGCCTGGCGGCGCTGGGTGCAGCCCCGCCTGCGCAACATGGGCTTGACTTTCGAGCGCGCCTACATGGAGTCTATCGGGGCCGGCCCCAACCAGGTCCAGCAGATCGGGATTAACTATTTGAAGGGCCAGCGCATTCTGGTGGACGGGAGCAAACTGCAATGAGCGAGACGGCCCTTGTTCCGAATCCGGTGGACGAGGCGCTGGCCTACGTGCGCGACAAATGGGTGCAGAACATCACCCCGATGCGCACCGCCTGCTTTCGCTGCGGCGTGGACT